AAGAGAAGAGATGGCGGAACAGGAGCGCAAGCTATCTGCCGTCAATGAGCGCGCGCTAGAGCGCCAGAAGGCCGAACACGAGCGCAAGCTGCAAGAGGTCACGGCACGCCAGCGCAGGGCAGTCGAGGAAGCCGACACGGACGCATACGACGCGGCGGAAAAAGAGCGCATGGACCTAATGCGCGCACAGCCGCAGGAACAGCAACCCAAAGCGCAGGAAATCCCGCCCGCGATCAAGGCGTATCACGAACAAAACGAATGGGCTAAAGACCCCGTTCTTTGGCGCGAGGCGGTTGAAGCGGTCAACATTGGCTTGCAGCAAGGGCTTGTTGGTGCCGATCCTGAATCGCAGTTGAGGTTTGCCGAAGAACGCATGTTTTTCAAATATCCGCACCTGAAACCGAAGGCCGCGCCTAAGCGCCAGATGGTTGACGGCGGCGGGTTGGCCGGTGGTTCACCAAGTGGTCGCGCGGCTTTCGACAAGCTGCCCGCAGACGCAAAATCGACATTTCAGCGGTTCGTATCGAAGGGGATTTTCGAAGACACCGCAAAGGACAAAGAGGAATACGCCCGTGAATACAACAACGCATGAAAAGCCGCGCAATGAAGTCAGCGGAAAGCGTGAGGCGGAGCGCCGTCGCCGCAAGTCAGCGGTGCAGACGCCGGGGCGTTTGGGGTGTGACCCTTCGTTGCTTGACCATAGCAAGTATGTCTATCGGTGGATCAACGACGAGCCGGGCCGCATCATCGTCAAGACCAAACAAGACGATTGGGACATGGTGCCTCAGAACGGTGTGAAAGAAGACAGCACCGAACTCGGCGACAAGGTTTCGATTGTCGTGGGGACAATGCCGGACGGCAGTCCAAAGCGCGCATTTCTGTGCCGCAAATTGAAGACGTATTACGAAGACGACAAGGCGGCGGAACAGGCCGCGCTTGATGAACAGCTTGAGCAGCTTCGCCGGGGCAATGATCGCCGGGGCGCAGCACAGTCAGATTACGTCCCGACAAGCGGCATCCGCGTTTAAGCAACCGCTGGGGCGTTCACACACCCACAGGAGTTAGCACAATGGCTAATGTAGACACGCCGTTTGGCCTTCGCGCCATCGGCCACCCCCTCGGGCTGTCAAAAGCACGGATCACGGCTTACGCCGTCGCTTCGGACTACGCCACAGCCCTTTTCCCCGGTGATCCAGTCATCAAGACCAGCACCGCAAACGCAGCCGAAATCTCGGCCCCCGGTGTTGGCACTGTGCCTGCCGGTACAATGTCGCAAGTCGAAAAAGCCACCGCCGGTACAACCAACCGCATCACAGGCGTGATTGTCGGCGTTGCGGCCAATCCCGACAACCTGTCCCGCCGGTATCTTCCGGCATCGACGGGCGGCATTGTGTTTGTCAACAACGACCCGCTGACTGAGTACGAGATTCAGGCAGACGGTGCGATTGCTGCAACCCAGATCGGCCTGAACGCCGTTCTGATCTACACGAACACGGGCGACACCAACACCGGGCAGTCTGGCGCTGAACTTGACAGCGGCACGACCACGGCACCGGCAACGACCGTTGGTTTCCAGATGCAAATTCTGGGCCTCGTTCCTCGCGCTGACAACGAAGTGGGGGCTAACGCAAAAGTCCGCGTTCGGATCAATCAGCACACCGAAACCAACGCCTCGACCGGCATTTAAGGAGGGCTGAACAATGGCAGTCATCACGACAGGTTCACACCCCAAAAGCCTTTGGCCCGGTGTGAAGAAGTTTTTCGGCAAGACCTACGCCGAGAAACCAATGGTCTGCGATATGTGCTTTGATGAGTACACGTCAGACAAAGCGTACGAAGAGTATGTAGAGGAAACCGGGTTCGGCCTTGCGCCGGTCAAGCCGGAAGGTTCGGGCATTTCCTATGACACCGATGCGCAGGGCTTCACGTCCCGCATCACCAACGTGACGTATGGGCTGGGGGCCAAGATTACCCAAGAGGCAATTGAGGACAACCAGTACGAAAGCGTTGCGCAGAAGAAGTCGGCCAAGCTGGCGCGTTCCATGCGGCAGACGAAAGAGAACGTTTTCGCCAACATCCTGAACCGTGGTTTCAACTCGTCTTACACGGGCGGCGATGGCGTGGAACTTCTGTCTGCGGCACACCCGACGCTTTCGGGCAACCAGTCGAACGAACTGGCCGTGGCGGCGGATTTGTCGGAGGCTTCTCTGGAAGACCTTCTGACGCTGATCCGTGGCTACAAAGACAGCCGTGGGCTTCGCATTCAAGCAAAAGGCATGATGCTTATCGTGCCGCCCGAGCTTGAGTTTGAAGCAACGCGGATCGTGTCTTCGACCAACCAGAGCGGCACAGCCAACAACGACATCAACGCGATGCGCGAACTTGGCCTGCTTCCGCGCGGTATCGTTGTCTGGGATTACCTGACCGACGCCGATGCGTTCTTCGTCAAGACGGACGTGCCGGAAGGTCTGATCCGCCAGCAGCGCCGTGCGATTGCGCTGGATCAGGACAACGATTTCGATACGTCGAATGCTTGCATGAAAGCGACCGAGCGTTACGCGGCTGGTTGGGCGGATTGGCGCGGCATTGCGGGAAGCCCTGGAGCCTGACCTCTTAGGGGCGGCTTTCGGGTCGCCCCTTTCCACATTCACAAACGGAGGCTGACATGCCTGCAACGAACTTTCCAAACGGCATTACCGCGCCGATCCTTCCGGCAAGCGGCACGCAGACTGCGGCCATTACCGACTTGACCGACAACAGCGGTGGCACCGCAGCGGACACCATCGCGGCCATCGGTGGCAGCTATAATCAGGCCGAATTGCGCAATGCAATCGCTTCGCTCGCAGCCAAGATCAACGAACTGAACGCGGCGCTGCAAGCCGCACAAGTGACGGGCAGTTAAGATGGGGTATGTCAAAGGCGCATGGAAGGCACAGTGCGACCGTTGCGGCTTTGACTTCCTCAATCGCCAGCTTGCAAAAGAGTGGACCGGCCTGCGCACATGCAAGGGGCCGGGAACCAATGACTGTTGGGAGCCGCGCAACGCACAGGAAAAGCTGCGCGGCAAGGCGGATCGACAAGCTACGCCGTGGTCACGTCCAGAGCAGGACGGGCCAGACGTTTCGCCGGGTTCCGGCAACGAAGTCACACCGAACGACCTTTGAGGTAAAGTAATGGCAACGACAGGCACCTTGACGGTTCGGGACGTGGTGACGCGCGCACTGCGCAAAGCGGGCATCTGCGGCATTGGCGACGATCCGACAGCGGACGACGCGCAGACCGCTATGGAAGAACTCGATATGATGCTCAAGTCTTGGCAGAACGAGGGTTACAACCTCTGGACCAAGACCAGCATGAGCCACACGCTGACCACAAGCGCCGCACAGACGCTTGATCCGGTTCGGCCCATGCGCATTCTGTCATGTCGTTACAAGTCGTCCGCAGCGGCGACTGAGTTGGTCATGACGCGGATGATGCGGGACGAATACGACAGCTTGCCGAACAAGACGACAACCGGAACACCGACGCAGTTTTATTATGACCGGCAGCGCGAGTCGGCGCGACTGTATGTCTGGCCCTTGCTGACAGCGGCAACCGGGCAAACGCTGCAAATCACCTATGACCGGGAACTTGAGGACATCACCAGCCTGGACGACACGCTGGACATGCCGTCCGAATGGTTCCTGGCGGTGGTTTACGGGCTTGCGGCGCTGATGATGGAAACTGTGCCGGTTCGGTCGCAGGATCAACGTGTCACGCAGCGGGCGCAGATGCTTTTGAATAAGGCGGGCGCGTTCGATCAAGAGCAGAGCGTGTTCTTTGCTGGCGAGTACTCGGAATGAGCAATTTTCTTGAACGCCTTATGTCTGGCGGTCAGGATCGGCGCGCAGGGCTTGATGCGGGCATTGGCAACGCGCTGCAATACTACCTCGGGCCGACCGGCATTCCCGAACGGCTGAACGCCTTGGGCATGTTCAACCCGGTGCAGGACATCGGGCAGGCAATGGGTGACGCGCGGGATGGCGACTATACGGGCGCGACGGTCAACACCTTGACGGCGCTTGCGCCTGCCATCGGTGGCTCGGTTGCCATGCGGTCGGGGGCGAACACGGCGGACGATGTGGCGCGGTGGCTGAACGAAACGCTGACCGGCATTGGCATTCAAACGCAGGGCGCGACAGAGGCAGGCAGGGCGTTTGCGGCTGATGAGTTTGGTGGGGTTGGGCCGTCGCGGGGCATTCGCGCTTACCACGGGTCGCCGCATGACTTCGACCGCTTTTCGATGGACAAGATCGGCACGGGCGAAGGCGCGCAGGCTTACGGGCATGGGCTGTACTTTGCGGAGAATGAGGGCGTTGCGAGGGGCTATCGGGATGCGCTGGCACCTAAAAACGCAAATGTTCAGTCAACGCTGAACAGGGCAGACGGAGACTTTGACGCGGCAATCGCTGAAACGAAGCAGAGAATTGCGAATTATGAGGCAATGGAGCCGAGTAACCGCCGCGATAGCTTGTTGAATATAAATCGTCTCAAGCTGCAAGAACTTGAAGCGCAAAAGGCGGGGGTCGCGCCTAATCCGGGCCGCATGTACGAGGTCAACATCAACGCCGACCCCGACGATTTCCTTGATTGGGACGCGCCGCTGAGTGCGCAGCCGAGGGTAGCGGAACGGCTTGGGATGAGCGTCCGCTCCGAAGATCAGATCAATGCCGAAGCAATCGCTTTGATGGAACAGGGGAACGCTAAGGCGGGCCGCGCGGGCGGATGGATGGATGACCCGCAAATCGCGGCGCGAATTGATGAACTTCAAGATGAGATAAACAAAATCTCGCCCAATGCAAAAGGCGAAAGCATATATCGCAGTGGCGGGCAAGGCGGCGCGGCTGATTTGATTTCACAACTTGGCGGTGGTTCACCGCAATTTCGCACGCAAGAACTCCGCGAAGCAGGCATTCCCGGCATCAAATACCGTGACGCCGGATCGCGCGGCATGGATGGCGACAGCGGCACCCGCAACTTCGTCGTGTTCGATGAAAACCTGATCGAAATCGTCCGCAAATACGGCATCGCAGGCGCGGCAACCATCCTTGGCGTCAGCGCAAGCGACGTGCAAGCGGCAATCAACCAACAGCAACCAAAGGAGCAATGACATGCCGAAATGCAAGGGCAAGGGAAAAGGTCGCAAGAAGTAAATGCCCCTCATTCCCTTTGCCACCAAAAGCGCACCAAATCGGGGTTACAACGGCGAGCGCCTTGTAAATTGGTTCACACGGGCCACAGAGGGTCTGTCAGCAGCGACACTGATAGGTCGCAGTGGTGCAGTGGCCCAAGCGGACGTAACGGGTT